CGCTTACCGCTGATCGTTAATGACTGGATTAAGGCTTACATACGCGGGGAGAATGGTGTATTCGCTGAAGCGTTCGGTACTGTGGATAACTACGTTTCCGTATTCGATAACCCACCTGAACGCTCGGAGGGACTTAGCTAATGGCCAAGCTCTTTGGGGTTCGCATTGACAAGATCATCAATAAGGAGCTTTCTCCTGGCCTTCTCGCTGGTGAGCTCTATTCAAAGACGGAAGGCACCCGGGATGCGAACAACCCAACAGCCGGTAAAACGGGCGGTGTCTCCACCACTCACAAACTACGGGGCTTAACCAACTCCTACCGAGATAATGAGGTTGATAACGAGCTGATACTTCATAGTGATCGAAAGGTACTGGTAGTAGCTTTATCTATCAAGCCTTTCATTGAACCTGAGACTGGCATGGCCGTTCGTATGTCAGACGACGATAAGACCTACCGGATTATTAGCGTGAGGCGTGATCCGGCTTCTGCAACCTATATTTGTCAAGGGAGGCTATAATGCCTATCAAGAACTTAACCACTGTCTATCAGGACATTACTCTTGGGGATATCACCAGCATCTCCCTTCAAAATCGCGGCGGCAATGAGGTAGAGATCTTCGCCACCAACACTAACACCGCACCTGTCGCCTCTGAAGCGGGCTTTATGATCGGCGCAATGTCCAGCGACACGGGCAGCGGCAAGATCATGCCTAGCACTATGGCTGAGCTGTTTCCCAACGTCACCACGCCCACCCGTCTGTGGGCACGTTCCGCTGATGGCCAGCCCGCTCGCCTTTGGTATAACGCCGACGCTGAAGCACCCGAGGACTAAGCTATGCAGAGCGCCCAAACAACCCGACTACAAAAAAGGTTCTTTCGATCTATCCGGCGGGCATGGGTTATGTCTGTTCGGATGGCTCGATCCAACCCCGCCGATGCTCAGTTAGCTGCTGAACGGTTTGCCAATGTAGTGATCCGACGTAGCCTTGATGCCGGCTACTCTGAGGCTCGGCACCTGGGGACCAACGTATTCGACCCCGTTGACTCCGGTGCCAGGTTTCGGTCACAACGAAGCGGCATAGTTGCCGAGTTCCTAAAAAGCTTATCAGCTACTTCATCAGGCTTATCCGGCTTAACAGAAGCACAGGTAGTAAGTGTTCGTAGCTATCGCACTGTCCTTGAGACTGCGGGCTTGGATGCCTTTGACATTGAGAATACTCCGAAGTATACCCGAGGTCAAGTTAATCGTCAGGTTAACCGCCTAGTGAAGGTTATGACTGAGCAGCGAGCTGACTTCCTCGGTCGGACACTTGCTAACATGGCCCTTAACATGGGTGTTGAAGAGTCGGGTCGTCAGAACATCGAGCAGGGTCTTGTGGAGATCATCAATACCTGGAATACTTACCGGGATGAAAAAGTTCGATCCTCTCACGCCCTCATGCAAGGTCAACAGAAGCCTCATGGTGAGCCCTTCCTTAGCGGTAAGGGTAACTTGATTAAAAGCCCGGGTGACTACGAAGCACCTATATCTGAAACAGCACACTGCCGGTGCTACCTAACAACGGAGGTTAAGCCATGAGCTTACCAACACAGAATGAACGTGGCCCAGCCCGACTATACGCCTATCGCTCGGTAAGCCATGAGACCTCAACGAAGCTTATGGCGTGGGCCCATTCGCAGGGCATCCTATCCACACTCGACTCGTGGGATATGCATATTACCTTGATCTATTCGTCAACGCCCACAGCTTGGGAGTGGAATTCGGGTGACCGTGAGTCTTTACTTATTAAGGGCGGCAAGCGATCTATTGAACTGTTCGGTGAAGACAAGGATACACTTGTACTTAAAATTGAGTCCTCGGCTTTGTCAGATCGTCATGCTGAACTACTTGCCACCGGGTGCACATCAGACTATCCAGACTACCAGCCCCATATCACTATAACGTATAAAGGGAAGGGGGTTGACGTTAGCCAGATCGCGCCCTATACTGGCGACATTCAATTGGACCGCGAGTGGTTTAAAGAAGCAGGTGACAACCCATATGGAAAACAGGTTCACATGACCAACCACGCATCCCAAAACAACGGCTATCAATCTTACAGCGATGCAACTGTAGTGAAGGTTAACGCCAAGCTTGGACTGGTGTTTGGTTATGCGGTTGTCTGTAAGGTTGAAGGTGAAGACTTCTATGATCATCACCAAGACCACATCCCCGAAGAGTCCATGCTTAAGGCTGCTGTTGGCTTCATGAAGTCCGACCGTGTGTCGGGTGATATGCATGCCCGCGACGCTGACGACCAACCTGTCCAAGACGGCAACGTGGTCTTCGCGTTTCCCATGACCCAAGAGATCGCCGATAGCTTGGGCATTGTCGTTAAACAGACGGGCCTGCTCGTCGCCATGCAACCATCGCCCTCAGTACTTAAGAAGTTTGAGTCCGGCGAGTACACCGGCTTCTCCATCGGCGGCCGTCGTATTGTAGATAAGGACGCTGACTAATGTCTGCTAAAAAGCGAACCATTATGAAAGAATTCTCCATCCTCGAGATATCGGGGGTGGATGAACCTGCCCAAGGTCCGGCTATCATGTCATTAATGAAGTCGAAGACACAGGCACCCGCCGCCGGCGAGCCCGGCAATGAAGGTCAACATAAGGAGGACAACATGTCCAAGACCGCAGAAGAGCTTCAGGCTGAGCTCACTAAATCCCAAGCCGACCTGGCGACGGAAAAAGCCAAGTCCGAAGAACTGGACGTTATCGCCAAGATGACTGACGAAGAAAAAGCTGCCATGGCTAAAATGGATGAGGATGAAGTAAAGAAGTTCATCTCTTTGTCTGTGGATAACCGCGGTACCTTTATGGCTAAGGCCAAAGCAGATGCTGCTGACGCCAACCCCGTAATCTTCAAGTCGAAGTCATCCGGCGAAGAGTTCCGTAAGTCAGACGATCCACGTTTGGTTGACATGGCGAAGCGGGACGATGCCCGTGAAACCGAGATGGCCAAGATGCGTTCCGACTCGGCAGATGCCCACTTTGAGAAGAAGGCCAAGATCGACTTCGCAAAGTTCCAAGGCGAAACTTCAACCAAGACCGCGCTTGCCAAAGCTGTTGCTGGTATTAAGGACGAGGCCTCACGTGCTTCTGTTTCCGAAATGCTTGAAGGCGTCCACAAATCCGTTGGCGTTATGTTTAGCGAAGTCGGCCATCAGATTGAAGGCAACGACGACCTGGGTACGGACCTGAAGAAGTCCGCCGGCGATAAGCTGGACACCCTGGCAAAAGCCCGCGCCGTCAAAGATGGCACCACCGTTGAGAAAGCTTTCTCGGCAATCCTTGAAACCGAAGAGGGCTCCCAGCTCTACGCAGCTGCTCAGTAAGACCTGAGCCTGTAACTTCTCGCCTGTAAGGAGAATTTCCAAATGGCACTTAAAGAGTCCACCTCATCCCTCAGCTTCATTGCTGCTGCCAGCATGGCTACCGCCATGGGTAAGTTCGCAGCTATGACTGCTGAGAATACTGTTGGCGTCAACGTCACCAATGGCGCACTTGTCGTCGGTGTTATTGACGGCAACCCAGATGCCGCCGGCAAATCAGTTGCTGTCGTTATCTCTGGCCGTCAGCCAGTAGTTGCCGGAGGCACCATTGCCGCTGGTGATGCTATTGCCTCCGAGAACGACGGTACAGCAATCGTCGCCGCAACTGCAGACAACATTGTCGGCTTGGCAATGACGTCCGCTGCTGCTGGCGAAATGGTCGAGGTTCTTCTCGGCTTCCGCGGTGTATCTGCCTAAGGGTAACCACCATTCACTTTGAGTAAAAAAGGAACTAGCTCAATGACTAAACCAACCCAAGGCGATGTTCATGTCAGCCGGCCGCTAACGAATATCTCCGTAGCCTACTTTCAGGACTCGAATGACTTTATCGCCGATAAGGTTTTTCCAACCATTCCTGTGGACAAACAGGCCGACGCTTACTGGACCATCCCGCGTGATGCCTTCAACCGCGACGAAATGCGCATCCGTGCCCCCGGCACAGAGTCCGCAGGCGGTGGCTACGAAGTTGATCCAGCCAACACGTACTATTGCCACGTCCGCGCATATCACCACGATATTCCGGACCAGGTTCGTGCGAACACTGACACGCCTCTGAGCTCTGACCGTGAAGCAACGGTCTTGACTACGCACAAGGCGCTGATTAACCGTGAAGTTAACTTCGCCAACCAATACTTCGGTACTGGTAAGTGGGGCACTGATCTTGCGGGCGTTTCCGGCACACCAACCGGTGCGCAGGTAAAGAAGTGGTCTGACGCGGCCTCAACACCAATCGAAGACATCCGCCGTCAAAAGCGCGAAATGAAAGAGAAGACTGGCTTCATGCCTAACACTCTTGTCATGGGCCAAGATGTACTGGACACACTTTACGACCACCCGGACATTGTGGATCGCATCAAGTATGGCCAGACTTCACCGGGTGCTGCCAACGTCGACGTTAACGACCTGCTGGCTTTGTTCAAGATTGACCGCATCCTTGTTGGTTCGGCGATCCAGAACGGCGCTAAAGAAGGCGCGACTGAAGACTCCAACTTCATCATGAAGAATGGCATGCTTATGTGTCACTCGGCTCCAACGCCGGGCATCATGACTCCATCCGCGGGTTATACCTTCGCATGGAAGGGCTTCCTTAATGCAGGTGACAACGGTACCCGCATGAAGAAGTTCCGCATGGAACACCTCGAGTCTGATCGTGTGGAGATCCAATCTGCGTATGACCAAAAGCTCATCGCTGCGGACCTCGGCACTTTCTTCTCCGCACTTCTGTAAGAAAGAGAGGCTGATATGTCTACTGCTAAAAACCAACGTCAGCCTTTCACTTCTCGCGGCCCCTTCATTGTGGGTCGCGGTTTTACGTGGAGCGGGAAGCCTTATGTTCAAGGTGACGCCTTTCCACATAATCGCTTGGCAATCGACCACCGTAAGCTTCGCCAACTTTGGGACCAACGTCGTCTCGAAGTAGCGTCTGATTACTTGCCAGCCGAGGATGAAGTGAAAGAAGCTGATGCGGCCGCCGCCGCTATTGCAGCATCTGAGCAGGTAACTGCTGATGAGGCCACAGAAACGAGTGAGGGCGAAGACACTACCGACGCCACCACTGAAGACACGGTTGAACCCAAGCCGACGTTCAACTTCAACCCAGAAGAGCACGTCATTGACAAGGATGGCCGTGAGTATTGGATCTCCGATGCTGACACGATGCTTCTCCGGGTCCGTGCCGACTTCGCTAAGTCCCTTGAGGAAGTGACTGAGGTTACACTTGTACCCGCAGATCAAATCCTTGAATGGCCTGAGGAGTAAAGAGAATGGGCCGAGCCATAGACGTAATCAACGAGCTTAAGGGTTTCACCAGTCGACAGGCTGCCACTGTTACCCGAAGAGCCACGATGAACCTCCGTAACGCTACACCTAGAAAGTCAGGTTTTGCGGCTGCGAGTTGGATACCCGGTTTGGGTAGCGTTTCGGGCTCGGCTGGTTCTCCCTCCGGCGTTTCCTTTGCCGCCCAGAATGCAGGCATGAGAGAAGTGCTTAATTACCGGATTACCCGAACACCGGCACCGCGGATTGTGAACAGCACTGACTACATCGAAATACTTAACAGTGGTAGTTCAACTCAAGCACCTGCCGGCTTTATAGAAGAAGCCATCAGCGCAGCTATTCGTCAGACTGCAGGAGCTCGATCATCATGACACCCAATGAGTTTCGCCAGCGCGTCTACTTAGCTCTTCAAGCGACATGGGATGTGGGTCCTTTGTCACCTTATTCTTTTGATGGTGAGAAGTATGAGCCCCCTACGCCTACAGATGGCGACCTTCAATCAGGTGAAGCGTGGGTTCGACTAAGGGTTCGTCATGGCGGATCAAATATTAAATCATTCGGACCTGTGGGTCGTCGTAAGTTTGAGAACCAAGCTACTGTACTCCTTATGATCTTCACAGTACCCAATACCGGGACCTTGGTCCAGGATAATCTGAACCAGGCCTTTGTTAATACCTTTAGCAGAGACTTGGGCAGGAAAGACGTCTTCGGCGGTGAAACTAACTACCGGGAACGTGGAACCGCTGAAGGCTGGCAGATGGCCGAGTCCACTGCTGACTTCACATATGACGAAACTCGCTAAGGAGGCTATGATATGCCGCAGTCAAAGACCAACAACTTCGCCCTGAACTACGCCTTTGAGAGCGCAGTGCCTGGCGTTCTCCCCGCAACACCCATCTGGCATCAGCTTGAACCGAATGGCATTCCAACGTTTGGTACCGAGACTTCCACAGTGGGCCGTTCGCCTATCTCCAAGCGCCGCCAACGTCGGAAAGGTAAAGTGTCTGACCTAAGCTCTGCTGTTGAAGTAGAACTGGATATGACCCTTGACCCGGTTGAAGACTTCTTGTCCGCGTTCATTGTCTCCAACTGGCAGAACACCATTCCACAGCCTATCCTGTCGGCCACCACTTCCGCCTTTGCTGTTGCAGATGAAGGCGTGCTGTATGTAGTGGGCGACCTTGTCCACTCGCGTGGCATGGGTAATTCATCCAATGATGGCCTGCACCTTGTCAACGGTACACCATCCTCCACCTCTGTCACTGTAGCGACCACGCTTGTCGCTGATGCCAGCGCCCCTGCCTCTGCAGTAATTGAACGCGCCGGTGTTCGCGGTGGAGCTGGGGACCTGCAGATTACAGCAGCCGGCAACGTATCCTCCGCTGTACTAGACTTCACCTCACTCGCATTGATTGTGGGCCAGACCATTTACATCGGGGGTGAGTCCACTGGAACTCAGTTCTATGAGCAGGGTAACTCGGACGTCAACAGCGGCTATGCGCGTGTGGCTGCTATTGAAACCAACCTGCTGACACTCGACAGCCGTACGTCTACCTTTGTTGCTGACGACGGCACGGCGGATAACGCTGGCGGTGCAGGCCAAACTATCGACCTTTACTTCGGCCGTTTCTTGCGCAACGTTGATGTGGACGATGGTAACTACAATGAGCGTACCCTTCACTTCGAAGGCGCCTTTGATAACTTGATGGCTGGCGGTGCAACTGGCTATGAGTACGCGACGGGCAACTACCCGAACGAAGCGTCCTTCTCACTGCCGGAGACTGACAAGTCAACAGTAACGTTTGGGTTTGTGGGTATCGACACAGAAACGCTAACTGCTACCCGTAAGGCTGGTGCTGTCAACGCCCTGCCGCCTGTTCGTACTGATAGCTTCGGCACGTCGACCGACATTGCGCGCCTTCGTTTGCAGAACGCTGATGAGCTGGGCTTAAGCACTTGCTTCAAATCCTTGTCCATCACACTTAAGAACAACGTTGAACCTGAGAAATGCCTCGGCACACTGGGTTCTCCTTACATCAACCTGGGTAACTTCCTTGTGGATATGGAAGCGACACTCCTCTTCACTGAGCCCAAGGTTGTAGCAGCTATTAAGGACAACGAGACCTTGCGTCTTAACTTTGCCCTTGATAACGACGATGGGGCTATCCACTATGATATCCCCGCACTTACACTTGGCGGTGGTAGCCGTGAGTTCTCCGCGAACCGTACCATCACCATTAGTTTGACCGGTGAAGCGTTTGGGGATACGACATACGATGCCTCCTTAATGGTATCCATGTTCCCCTTCGTTCCAGTAGTCTAAAGAGAGGACCTGCAGGTCTAGGGGGTAGCGTCGTTGTCGGGTTCGGCGCTGCCCCCATCATAACCCGAAACCCGAGGAGCCTAACCTAATGACTTTTTCCAACCTTAAGAAATTCGACGTGACCTCTGAAATGGTCCATACCCACAAGATGGAAGATATTACCCTTCGTGATGCGGAAGGTAATGATCACGTACCCGAGCTTGTGGGTAAACCCGCTACTGAGGTTAACAAGCCTTACGCCCGCCTTCAACTCCAGAAGTCCAACAAGCGCGCCAAATCCATGGCTGCTCGTGGCGCTACACTGGAAACGATGGACGCGAGCCGTGAAGACGACCGCAGCATGTATCCACGCATGGTGCTGACCGGCTGGAACCATATCTACGACGACGCAGGCCAGCCTGTTGAGTTCAGCTTGAAGCACTGCGAGGAATTTCTCCAAGCGCTTCCTAACTACGTTTTTGACTCTGTACGCCAAGCCTTCATCACACCACAGAACTTTGTTGCTGGTGTGGACTCTGAAGACTTGGGAAACTAATACTGGAGAGGTTCAGATGGGAGCTCCGCTATTCCACCGAAGGGTTCGTGATAAGGACTCAGCTGGACAGGAAAGTGGAGCCCCCAAAATGGTTCTTCGACAAGCCAGAACTTCTCCCCGGTCAAGAATTCTACATCGACTCCTTCGACCAGCTTACCTCCTGCCGTCAACTTGTCAGCGGCGCTGTTGGTCGAATACCCTGGACAGCATTAGTGGAATACGCGGAAGTCTACGGCCTATCCTGGCCCGACTTCTTACTCTTCCAGTACATACTGAGTCAGATGGATACTTACTACATCGAATGGGTCCACAACGAGATCAAGTCTGGAGACTAAACTAATGGCTAACTTTGACATTGTTCTAAATATTAAGGATGGCAAAGCCATTGGTCAAATCCGTCAGGTTGATCGAGAGCTCAGGAAAGTCGAGAAATCGGGCTCTCGAGTTAAGGGTCTATTCAAAGGTCTCTTCGTAGGTGTAGGCGTATCGCTTGCCCTACGAGAGTTCGTCCAGCTCAGCAACGCATCTGTGGGTATTGAGAACAGGTTAAAGCTGGTTGAAGAGCAAGTTGGGGATACTGAGGTTGCCTTCCAACGGCTCCGCGACATATCACGAGCAACCCGATCACCGCTTGAAGAAAACGCTGCTCTATTCCAGCGTGTAGCCCAGGCACAGAAAGAACTAGGGGCCACTAATGAACAGCTCTTCCAATTTGTCCAAGCAACCGGCACCGCCCTCGCTATCCAGGGTGGCGCTGCAAACACTGCTCGAGGCGCGCTTGTCCAGCTCAGCCAATCCATCGGTGCGACCATCGTTCGCGCTGAAGAATTTAACTCCATCCTAGAAGGCGCCCTGCCCTTAGCCCAAGCTGCCGCTCGCGGTATTGATGAGGCTGGGGGCTCGGTTGCTAAGCTTCGGCAACTTGTTATTGCCGGCGAAATCTCTTCTAAGGAGTTCTTCCAAGCGATCATTGCCGAACAAGAAAACCTCGCCACCCTATTCGAGCAGACTACACCCACAATCGGTCAAGCCTTTGTTGTGATGCGGAACGAAGCCATCGCCACCTTCCGTGTATTTGATGAAGCAACCGGCACCACAGCATTCCTTGCTGAAGGTCTATTGCTTGTTGCTGATAACTTTGAACTAATCGGCCGTCTACTTGCAGCGGGTGCAATTACGGCAGGCCTAATTCTTATCCCCATATTAATTGGCGCAATCACTTCTTCGATCATCGCCTTGACTGTAGCTGCTGCACTTAACCCCATCGGCGCATTACTCATCGCCCTCGCTGCTGGTGTAGGCCTAATAATTGCCTTTGGCGATAAGCTCCGGCTATTCGGCCGTGATGCTGGAACAGTCGCCGACTTTGTTGCTGTGGCTTTCGGTCGACTATCCGCGTTCCTTCAGAAGGTCTTCGGGGGTGCATGGAATTGGATACAGACTAACTTCTTCGATAAGGTGAATGACTTTAGCTTCGCCAACTTGATCCGATCAATTGCTTATCTAGTAGATACCACTCAAGCGATGTTTGCTGGTATGTCCGCAGCGGCTCAGTCTATCTTTAGTAATATGGGTACGGTGATTACGTCCGTACTTGTAACTGCCTTTGTAGCAGCGGCGGGTGCACTACAGGGGTTACTGAACTTAGCTATTGACGGCATCAATGCGTTAGGCGGGAATATCGCCAGGGTTGACTTCGCCACCAAGCTACTAGAAAAATACGCGCCCGAAATGGCTGGCGCGGGTGTTATGATCGGTGACGCCTTTGTGGAGGGCTTCACGACTTCACTTAATGATGGGTCTGCACAGAACCTGGCCAATGACATGTTGGATGAGTCCCGCGTCCGTGCTACACTTGCTGCTGAGGATGCGGCAATGGCAATATCCACAATACCCGCCATCCCGGATGGCGTAACTGCGTCGGTGGATGGTTTAGCTGACTCACTGGGCGGGGGCGGCAAGAAGAGTGCTGCAGGTGGTGCGGGTGCCGCTAAGAAATCATTTAGTGACCTATTCGCTGAAATTGAAGCGGGTCAAAATGCTCTTAAGAAAATGGGTGTTCAGCAAGATATCTACAATGAGCAGATGCGTGTGGCAGAAGCTATCGGCCGTAAACTTACTGACTCCGAGAGTGCCTTGATTGATGCTGCCACACGTAAGACTGAGGTATTACAGACGGCGTCTGATATCTATGACGATCTGAACAGCTCAGCCCGCGAGTACATGAACACCCAAGCCGCACTCCAGCAGCTACTCGCGGATGGTGCTATCAACGAAAGTCAGGCTGCCCAAGCTATTGCTAACACCGGCCTTGCGGGTGACCTTCAAAGCACAGATGAGTCGTTGGGGGGCTTGGCAGCGTATGAGAGCCAGCTAGAGCAGGTCCGTCAGTATACGACAGAACGCACAAATATCCTACAGGCTGCACGTGAAGCGGACCTCATCAACGAGGAAGAGTACTCTCAACGCCTTAAAGACCTGACGCGCACCACGCAACTGGAATTAACTAATGTTGAGATTGATCGTTGGGACTTTGCCATCAGTTCAGCATCGGGTAGCATTAACTCGATCATGAGTCTTATGGATAAGTATGGCGATAAGCAATCAGCTGCCTACAAGACCATGTTTAAGGTTCAGAAGGCATTCGCCATTGCGGAAGCCACAGTTAACACGGCGCGATCCGTCACTAATGCCTTAGCTGCACCATTCCCGCCACCCATTCCTCAAGCCCTTGCCGCTGCAGCTGCTGTTGCGGGTGGTGCTGAGATTGCAGCTATCCTTGCTACATCTATCACGGGGCTTAAGGATGGTGGCCGCGTTAATGGGCCAGGTGGACCACGTGATGATAAAGCCGGTTTGTTCGCTTTGTCCAACGGGGAGATGGTTGTCAACGCTGCGGCAACGGCTGCTAACTTGCCATTGCTTGAAGCGATGAACCGTGGTATCAATATCCGCGGTATGCTAGCAGAAGGAGGCATGATCGGTGAAGCTACTAAATCATTACCACGTCTGTCAGCTGCCGGTGCTTCCGAGACTGCCAACGCCTCAAGAACTAAAGCCCGCACAACCGAGAGTTCAGCGCCGGAAGTCAACGTACCCGTCAACGTTATCAATGTGGCTTCAGAAGAGGCCGCCCTTGCCGCCGTTGCTTCACGGGGTGGACAAGACACCATCCTTAATGTTATTGCCAACAACCGAAGTGAGATACAATCACTTCTAGGATAGGACCAACCAATGCCATCAACATCTGGAACCTGCCTTACCGTCAATGAGTTCCTTGACGACATGGTAGACTACGCGATACTTCAAGGCTGGACTCTTAATCGGGGTTCAGCCTCTTTGGGTGACAGCGGTACGTTTCCGCTAACCACCCGATACCTTCGGATTGACTTCAGCAACGCCCTTTCAAACATCGCCAACTTTGAGACTTCAGCCATTACCTTGATGGCCGGCATGACTATTCGGGCAACTGCTGGCGGTGCGGACATTGTACTTAGCGCTGCCAATTTAACAGCCTCCGGTGAAAATACGTCGGGACCTGTTTCCAATCTACTCAATGGTAACCTAACCACCGCGTGGCATGCTGAGCCTGATCTTGAGCAGTACATCATGTACGACTTCGGGTCACCCCAAATTATCCGCGAGTTTACCTTCACCTCCTTCACCAACGGTGAGAACATGCCTCGTAGTGCATCCATCTATCGTTCGGATGATGGTGTTAACTGGGGCTTAGCTTACGTGATCCCCGACGTGGTATCTTGGGCTGCCGAGACAACGGGTACCTTTACGCTGCCCGCAGACACTGTTCCGCAGACTTCCAGCACTTCATCTGGCGGCGTCCGTCGTTCTGTGGAGTACTGGCTTGAGGGTCCCGGCTATGATGCCCAACGTCGCGTTGAGTTGGGGTTCCGGTCATTCTATGATCCTAATGGTAGCCAAGGCGGCTTTGATATGAACGCCACCACCGCTTTCAATGTGGACGGTGTCTTTGAAGAACAACAGAATGGGCTTAACGACTATCCTCGCCTAAATACCTTTACGGGTGAAGAAGTACTTAACTATTGGCTCTATGTTAATAGCACCCGGATTATCGGCGTTATCCAAACCTCCGCGGGTGACTATGCTTCATTCTATGCTGGCTTCCTTGCGGCCTTCGGTAACCCCGACGAGTACCCATTCCCGCTATACCTAGCAGCCACAACTACAGTAGCTAATGATTTGGCATGGGACGCAGTTAACCCATCCAACGGTTGCTTCTTCGATCCGGGTGTAAAT